CAGGAAGATTGTAACATAGTGATGGTTGATGATGATGATGAAGTTGATCAATTGTTTCACTTATATGCTAGTGGGGTTAAGCAATTAAACCAACTATGTGATATAATGAGTAATGACTTCGATGTTATTAACCTAGAGTTAAAATCATTATCAGAGAGTTAATTTAGAGGGGCATATTGCCCCCTCTTTATTATTATCAATCACACACTAATTAATTAAACTAATTAACAATCTATGAACACTAATCCTGATCGAGTTCTTATTACTAACTATGATCAAATCCTAGAGTATTTTAAACACTTTCCAGATCATATCTATGATCCAGTTAGTAACACCGAGTCACGCCCGATTTCGCCCCCTAACGATTATGATACCTATAAGAATAGGAGTGCTAAATGACATCTAAAACATCTAATTACACAGTTGAATTATCACACAATCAATTGTCATTTACCCACGCTATCTTACTACAATACCAAACAATTTGGAATGGAAAAGGTACAACATTACCTGCACATGTTGAAGACTTATTATCATCTACCTTACACCAGTTAGTAACATGCAGAGAGAACAATTCCAAATCGGAGTAACAATCAAGTATGATAATATTATAGGTGATGTACAATTTGTTGGAGACGATTACATAACCTTTTGTGTTAGTGAAAGACCATCACATTGTGAGCATAGTTTATTCCCAACTTGTAAAGTTGCTATGCTAGTGTATACTCACCAATGGAAGGATTGCGAGTTAGTTGTTAACAACAATACCGCAGAAGATTCCACACTAAGTGCATATAAGTCTCAAATGTACAGACCCCTTGATACACAATGAGTTTGAGAGATTGCCCCACTAAGTAACAATAAGTGTTTTCCACAATGTAATAAGTATCTGTGGAAAACTACGCATTTATTTTAAATACTTAAATAAACATATATGCGTTGTTTATTGTTATTAACTGTAAGGTCACTAAATGACACTCTAAGGGGTCTAATTGCGTCATTATGTTGTTAGTTAAGGGAGCGTAACATGAGGATCGCAGAATGTCAAGTAGGGGACACACAGTTTGTAACACACAGTCCTTTAAATCCTTATGCAATTGTTAATACATAAGACCTGCACAGTTGTTGACAGTCTGTGAGTATTATGTTATAATAAAGTATAACAAACAACAGAGGTAATCATGACACTCTAAGTAACACCGAGCATTATGTGATTAGCAGTCTTATGTTATAAGAACTGTGAGACGCACTAAGTATCAACGAACCACAGTGTTTTTCGTTCTTATGTTATATCGTGTTTAAAACGAAGGAACCTTCTTAAGCTATAAACGACCCAATTCGAGAGAGTGATATCAATCTATAAAAAAAATTTCTGATATATAAAAACATAATGTCAGTCCACGATATAGTGAAAAAATATTCCAAAATACAAATATCTCTCAGGGTCGATTCAGTAACAGATGAATATATACTTTCTATTCCAGAACAAATAGTTAATGAAATGAATTGGTACGAAGATACCGATATCTTTATATCACTCCAAGGTGATGGTGTTTATCTAGAGACTGATGATTGAACAATATGACAACTTCTTAAGTACGAAAGATTTAGAGAGAGTAATAGAAGATACGAATGATGTTCAATGGCGAATTCAAACTAGCAATGGTACAGGTTTAGATTTCTTAGAGTATGATGTTACAGATCAAGAATATTATAATAGTTACTTAAAGGGGCAAATTGATAAAGTTGTTAAGACACCTAATAGATTAGAGAGGATATACTTCAATGGACAATGGCCAGGTAGAGATGGTACTATTCATATAGATAATTGTGAGCAAACCGTGTTATTATACATTGTACCTTGTTTGCCTGAATGGGGTGGATTCACACAACTACTTCAAGGTAGTGAACAAATTATTATTCCACCTGTACAGAACCGTCTCATAGTCTTTGACGGCAATATTCCTCACAAAGGATATTCATTCTCGCACCAAGCATGCCCCATGAGAATCACACTAGCGTTTAAACTAAAATGAATACTTCATTCCATGTCTACGATAAGGATAGCACTCCAGTTAGTGATCTAATTAATCTAGATGAAGATCAGTTAATACAAAAACTTAAAGAGCGAGTTAACAAATATGATGAACTTACTATTGTGAAGTTAACCGAAGATGACTACGATGAAGCGTCATATTGACTAGGCATATATAATCTGTTATAATAATGATGTCCTAGTAAAACATTATGGCTAAAGGATTTACTGTTAAGGCGAAAAACCCGCCTAAGAAACAACAACAAGAATGGGACTATGATCTGGCATGGGAGAAGCTAAAGGGTAAAAACCTAGTATTCTGCATGCCTGGTCGTGGGTGTTCATATGTATTCTTAAAGAATTTTGTACAACTCTGCTTTGACTTAGTTCAGCATGGAGTTAGTATTCAGATATCCCAAGACTATAGCAGCATGGTTAACTTTGCTCGTTGTAAGTGTCTTGGAGCAAATGTACTAAGAGGACCAGACCAGATTCCTTGGGATGGTAAACTTAAGTACGACTACCAGTTATGGATCGATAGTGATATTGTCTTTAACACTGAGAAGTTCCTTCAACTCGTTCTCATGGATCAGGATATCGCAGCAGGATGGTATATGACCGAAGATGGTCAGACTACCTCTGTAGCACACTGGTTGGATGAGGATAACTTCCGTAACAACGGTGGAGTTATGAATCATGAGACTGGAGAAACTATGTCTAAGAGACGCAAACCTTTTACTGTAGACTATACAGGATTTGGTTGGGTACTCATCAAGAATGGTGTATGGGAACATGAAGAGATGAAGTATCCTTGGTTCGCACCTAAGATGCAAGTCTTTGAGTCTGGAGAGGTACAAGATATGTGTGGAGAAGATGTATCATTCTGTCTCGATGCTCTAGAAGCAGGATTCGAGATCTGGTGTGACCCTCGTATTAGAGTGGGACATGAAAAGCAACGAGTTATATAAGATTACTATCAAGGACGGAGAGGTCTACACAGATCTCTCTGAAGAGGATTTTATGGATAAAATGGTGGAACTATCTCAATGTTATTATGAGGTAGGGTATCCACACCCAGATTCTATTTCACACGAAACTTATGGCAACAATGTACACGAGTCCAACAGGGACTCATATTCAAACTCATCAAAAGAAGACCAGACAGGGTAATTCTAAGAATACAAAAAATTCCCCTACCGCCCGAAACTCGGCTCGTAAACCTTATAGAGGACAAGGAAAATGATTGGACCAGGTGAATACATGGCAATGTTGAATGTCGTGGAAGCATGGAATGAAATCTCATGGGAAGATTCTATTCCTTTTGTACTTGTTCTTATAGGACTCTATTGGGTCAAAGTAAAGATAGACACAAGAGCAGGACTTGGTAAGAAAAAAGCAAATCAACTTAAAAGAATTATAGTTGAAGCATTGAAGGAAGCAAATTCATGAGTGGAGATTATCAAACACTTGAAATAGTTCGCATTGCTGATGCACTCGAACGAATTGCAAATGCTTTAGAGCATTTCAATATAGAACACGCTCACATAGATGAGATAGATCATAACCATGTTGAAGGTGATGTAAACACTCACTCTAAAACTTGGTGACTAAATAACACACATCCACTTTTTTAGTTATGTCAAAACAACAAACAGTCAAGTATTCCATTCGTCAAGATGGTGTAGTCTCAGTAGAGACATCTGGTGTAACTGGTAGTCAATGTTTAGAAATAACTAAAGGTGTAGAAGATGAACTTGGTAATGTATTGTTTAGGGATTTTACTCCTGCCTTTTACGAGACTGAAACAGTTGAAGAATTTGTACACGACTCAGAAGGTTGCTAATGTCGCATTTCAGTAAGATAAAGACTAAGATAACAAATAAACCTGCTTTAATCGAAGCACTAGAGATCCTTCAGTACGATGTACAGGAGGATCAACTATTAATTAACCCTATAGATCATCAACATGAAAAGGTAAAGGTTGATCTAGCAATAGGTAATGATATTGGATTCCGTTGGAATGGTACAGAGTATGAATTAGTAGCAGATATACAGACTTGGAAAAGTCCTGTACCACCAAAAAGATTTATTGAGAAGGTAACTCAACAATATGCCAGAATGACTGTACATAATACTATGAAGGAAGAAGGATGGCAGGTAGTAGAGGAGTGGGAGATGGATGATAATAGCATTGAATTAACTGTCACTAGATGGAATTGAGAAAATAGCGTATAAATAAACCTGATACCTGTTATTAATACTGGTGACGACCTTAAAATCTCGCTCATATAAGGATATAGATCTTTCATTTGTACCAAATCCTGTTACAGGAGACCTAAATGTACTAAAAAATGAGAGAGCGATTGTTCGTAGTGTGCGTAATTTGGTTCAGACTGGTCTAAAAGAAAGATTTTATTCCGATTTGGGGTCAGATGTCACTAATAGTCTATTTGGTTTTGTTGATGTTGCAACTGGTAGTATAATTGCAACTCAAATTATTGATATTTTAAAGGTTTTTGAACCTAGAGTGACTAATATTAAGGTGCAAGCGGTTCCCAGACCCGATGAAAATGCATTTGAGATCAAAATTGCCTTTGATATTGTAGGTGAAGAGATACCAATAACAGAATTTTCCTTCTTATTAGAAGCAACCAGGTAAAAACATGGCAGTAACGAAGTTTACAAACTTAGATTTTGATCAAATTAAGTCTCAAATAAGAGATTATCTTCGTGCGAATTCAAATTTTACTGATTTTGACTATGAAGGGTCAAACATGTCGGTATTGATCGACATTTTAGCGTACAATACTTATATTACAGCGTTCAATAGCAACATGGTGGTCAATGAATCCTTCTTGGATTCAGCAACACTGA